CCCCAATTTAATTTGCTCCAAGCGTCTGGATCATTCAAATTGATTCTTGACATTTACACTACCCGTAACAGGCTAACTCTCGAACTTTCTTGCCATTTGTCATTTCGTTTTAAGTAAGTTGCGGCTACTTTATTATAGGTTCTTAAATCTAATTTTGTTTTTAAATGTGGTTGATTTTTACGAACCCATGCAATAACTTCTTCGGACTCGTTATGAGTTAATGCACGACCAAACATATCTTTAAGCCACCTACTATTTTCTAGCATCTTAACTTGTCGTATCTTATGCTCGCAATAAATTCTGACTCGCTGTGGAGTATTCATTTTAAGGTCAATAAATTTACCACGACTATGCATCAACGCTTCCCATCGTTTTATATAACTTGGCGCTGGTTTTCCAGTCTCTGCTTCCTTTTGATTTGCATGTCTGATATGTTGGTCAAAATCAATGTTAGACAAAATAATTACAGGACATTGGGTTTCAAAACTTGCTTTAATTCCTCTGATTAGAAGTTCATCTGTTGATTGTGCCTTACCATATTTAATTGGTCTTTTTGCTTTTTGTTCAGTCGCTTTCATCAACAATGCCATGAAAACATTATCTTTGAGAATATCATCATTATCATCTAAGCAAAGTATTCCAGAGTTTCGATTGGCATACAAGTCAGTGACTAACTGCCAAACCCCGTAGTCTGCTCCTCGGATAAGGGCAGTATCTACTTTTTCTTCTCGCATCAGTTTATAAGGGTATAAAGGATGGATACTGTCTTTAATCTCGTCTTTTGTTGCCCTTTCCCAATCACTGGCAATATAATCAGTGCTTACAATACCGGCTTGTCGGGCCGCAATTTCAACACTTTCGCTTTTTCCAGTGCCAGGCGGGCCTTTAATAATTAACGGGTTAATGGTTCCATCCATTACATCTTCAAGAGCCTCTTCGTATTCCTGAAATTGGCTTAAAATTTCTTCAAGAATTTCTTGATCCGTTTTATTTGAATCCGCTACAATTTGCTTTAGTTCATCAGTCATTATGGATTTAGACATACGTATTCCTTAGTTAAATAATAAATTCATTATAGCATTATACATTTAATCCATTAGACTGTAAAGTCTATCTTCCCAATAAAATTCATAACTTTGGCACTGTTCAGCCACCTTGCCCACAAGGCTGGCACGTTGAAGATAGGTGCGACTTGTTTTTGCCGCCTCTAGTTTGGCAATCAATGCGTCAATGTCTGCATTCATACGCTGGTCAAGTGGTGATAGTCTCATATGTTTTCTCTTTACATGTATCGGTTGATGAACCAAACTTTGATCACAAAAGTAATGGCCAGGAATAAGAACATTTCAATCATGACATTTCCTTAATCTAAACGGCTACCAGCGTAGGCAGTAAAGCCGTATCGCTTGAACACATCAGCCGCTGCTTGGGCACCGGCTTCTAAGGTGTCTACGTTTTGCACGTACATGTTGGCTGGATTCCAAATTTGGAAAGCGCCTGTATGGCTCTTGCTGACGCCTGCTTCTTTAAGAGCACGGCCCAGTTTGGTATTGCCCTTGACACCAAAAATATCAACCCAGGCAAAGCCACAGGCAAACTGATCTCGTCCGCCAAGTTTTTCCTGGAAGAAACGTTCAGCGGCCTCACGAGCGGCTGACTTGGCTTCGGCTACGATTGTGTCTACTTTGACACCGTTTACTGTTACTGTCATGGAGGGCTCCTTTTAAGTTTCTATACAAGTATTATAGCAGATGGGCAATTATTGGTCAACCGCTTTCACTCGCACATCTGTGTTGAGTGCAGGTGTGTACTTTCGTATTAGTTCACGCTCGAGTTGGTGTGCTTGGGCCTTGCCACGCACGATGTCAACGATTGCAAAGTTCACAGCCGACTCACCAGCGCCACGAATTGCTTCGTACAGGCGCCAAGATTTGTCTTCTGTGCGTGAGCGATAGATGTGCTTGTTGATACGTGAGCGCAGGCTCATCGTGATTGTGCGTTGAGTTTTTGCTGTAACACCAATGTAGTACTCCAGACCAATTTGGATGAAGTAAACAATGTGTGTACGGTCCACTCGTTTTTTGCGTGATTGCTTTTTAAGTTCCATACATGTATTATAGCAAAAAGGGCATTTGGGGTCAACCGAAATCAAGTACTACAAAAGTACTATTTTTTGCGGGTTCCAAAAGTAATACTTTGGGTTACATTTTATGTACGGTCTAAATAGCGTAAAAACTTTTCCAAGTCACCATACATGGCATACATGATGGCCTGTTGACTGCCGAATATGATTAGTTTAGGAGTCTTACCCGCCTTGAGATAGTAGGGACAATCCAGTTTTCGATTCAAGGTCATAAGCAAACTGGGACTCAACACTTTTGTAAAATCAAATTTGTACTGTTCAATCGACAAAAATCTAAAAGCATCATAGCCAGAGATGCTCAATCGCAATCCACCATCGTTACGTGGATCTTGCCACCATGATTTTATAGCCTGTTCAAAACTAGGGCGCTCATCCTCGGGCAATTGATCTAACAGGTGTTGAGTAAGTTGAGATTTATTTGGCATCGGGGTATACTTGCGCCCCCTGCGTCAAGAGCACAACTGTGAATTTGTCGGTCTTGAATTGTGTGTTGAGTTTACGTGCCAAGTTTTTGGCGTGTCCGGGATTGGAGAACGACACCTTCTTGTACTTGGGCCCAGGATATTGTGTGAGCATGTTAGATGTTTTGAGATTGATAGGTTTAAAATCAAAAAATACCGCCCACACGCCTTCAGAGGCCAACACTTGTTCGGTCTTGTAGGTTGCTTTATCAGTATGCTCGATTAGCACATTTGGCTTGGGTCTTGACATCGTTATCTCCGTAGTTTATTTATCTCAAAAACTACGTGGTTTTGAAACTGCCACCATCCAATTCTACTGTGATTGTTTCTTGTTTTGGTCGAGTATGTAACGTTTCTAGTGTTAGTAACAGTTTTGTAATGTCGGTGTGAAGGTCTTTGGCTTCACGCATGGTCATGACAAAATCACGCTGACCGCGTGATTCATGTGCTTTGATGCTGTCAACAAAACGATTGATGTGTAGACTCATGAAACAAAAGGTTCTAGATTTGGTGGAGTCCATCCGGCTGGCTTGAGTACCTTACCGTCTTCACGTTTGCGTACCCGACCTGTTTGCTTGTCAATCTTGGCAAAGTTGGTGCTCATGACTTCTTTCCATGCACCTTCGGCGTCAGCACCAAGGCTGTGGATAGCACCAATGGTCACGACCAGGATGTCAATCAAGGCATCAAGGTCATCTGTTTTGGTTGTACTTGCCACTAACTCATCAAATTCTTCACTTATAAGATTGCAGTACAGTTGATATTGTGCCTCGTTAAACTCACCTACTGTTTGTTCACAGGCTCGCATGAATTTTTCTTGATCACGAAAGGGATTTGTCATTTGCTTGTTCTTTGGTTTGAAAGGGGCCTTGATAAGCATAACGCTCCAAGGTGATGAGTTTGGGGTGTTGCACCACTCGCCACTTGCGATGTTGCTTGACACGGTACCAGCCGGCAGCAAACCACGATTTAGATTTGTCTTCCCTGGTGAACAGTGGCAATCGATGTTTCACGTCCCAAAGTGGATTGAACACATCACCTTCAACTTCGTGACCATAAATCACGTTTGGTGGCAATGGTGTTGCAATTTCAGCCGGCTCGAACTGGATGTCAACTGCCTCTCGAGCCATTTTGATTGTTTTGTAACTGATTACACTGTCAAGGATTTTTATTGTACAGTTACCGTTCTCTTTTACTTCAAGTTGGCCAATCTTGCGATCATCCTTCTTGAGTATGTAATACTGATTGTCCACCACTGGTTTGGCTAATATCATCTAGCACTCCTTTATATGTTTCGTTGAGCCAGCGACCAAATTGTTCGGCCGCATCGCTACATTTGTTCAATTCGTACTTGCCGCAGAATTGCATGAATCTCACACCCACTTGTCCCACATCTCGGTGACTTATCTGCTCACGGATGGCTGTGTCAATCACAAGTTTAATATCATTGGGTTGAGCAGTCAAGTCAATCAAGGTACAATTGCGTTCATAATCGTCTAGCACACGATGTTCGACCCCATCCGGGTCGGTCCAACGTTGCAACATCATATTGTTCCAATTGTATCCACGCTTGTCTCTGTCTCCAAAGGCCTCACGGAGACCAACTTTATTCTTTGTGCCTTTCTCACGTACTCCAGGATACGCACTGAATACGTTGTCTGAGGTGTCGCCACGCATGCACTTCTCAAATA